CCGACGAGTTCCACGCCGAGCACGGCAAGTGCCACAAGTGCGGCGCCTGGACGCCGAACGACACGCTGGCGAGCCTGGGCGCGCAGTGCAGCGGTTGCTTCGCGGCCTACTGCGCCGAGGCCAACACTGGCCGCCCGGCGCCGCGCACCCGCGACGAGCGCAAGGCCGTGCTGCAGCGCCTGTCGCGCGCGGCTGGCGGCATCACCGGCAACCAGGCCGCGACCGTGCTGCAGCGGCTGCGCGAGGCCGAGGCCAGCGGCCGGCAGCTCACCGCCAGCCAGCGGTGGGTGGCCGCCTGCTGCGCCGCGAAGCTGGCCGGGCGCTCAAGGCCGGCGAGCGAGGCCCAGGCCGTCGAAGCCGACGAGGAGGTGCCGGCATGACTTCCGTCGCCTACGCCGAGCTTCGCGCAGCCTACCTGCCGCCCTTAGCCCCGCGCCTGTGCGGAGTGGCCGCACTGCTGGCTGACGGCCTGCCGCCGGTCAAGATCGCGCCAGCCATGGGCCTGACCATGCGGCAGGTCGAACACGCAATCAGCCGTCTGTGCATTGCCCTAGCGTGCAGCCGGCGCGATCTGTGCAAGCGGCTTCGGGAGCTGCTGGCATGAAGATCCTCGCCATCGACCCCGGCACGAAGGAGAGCGGCTTCGCCATCCTTGACGGCCGCCGCGTTCAGGAATCCGGAGTCAGCCCGAACGAGCACATCCTCGAGCGGCTGCGCGTGACCGGCGGCTACATCCGCGCCGGGCTGGTGGACCCGATGATGCTGGCCGTCGAGCGCTTCGAGGCCCGCGGCATGGCCATCGGCGACGAGAGCGTGCAGACGATCCTCTGGACCGGGCGATTCGTGCAGGCCTGGCACGCGCCCGACGCCGTGCGGCTCATCAAGCGCTCGGCCGTGAAGCTCCACCTGTGCGGCAGCACCCGGGCGAAAGACCCGAACGTGCGGCAGGCGCTGATCGACACGCTCGGCGCGCCCGGCACGAAGAAGGCACCCGGCCCGACCTACGGTGTCACGTCGCACGCCTGGGCCGCGCTCGCGGTGGCCTGGACGGCGCAGCAGGAGGGGCAGTGACCTTGGTTTGCATTCCGGTCGGCCCCGGCAACTGGACCGAGGCCCGCTTCTGCTACTCGGGTCCGCAGACCGCGCCGATCCTGGCGCGCGTGGGCGAGGTGTTCACGCTGGCCGGCGTGACCTGGCGCATCAAGAGAGTGGAGCCGTGATGCCCACCGCCCGCCTCCCCGACGGCCGCGAGGTCGACACCGCCTCCGAGGAGTGGCGGCTGCACAAGCTGGCCGAGTGGCAAGCCCGCCAGCCGGAGTGCGACCGGCACGTGGCAACGATGCAGCGCCTGCACGGCCGAGACGCCCGCGCCGCCTACCTCGAGCGCCTGGCCGCCGCCGACGCCCCCATGGCCGCCCGCGTCAAGGCCGAGTTCCTGAAGTGGTTCGAGGCCGAGAAGAAGCGGCGGGAGGCGATGAAGCGATGATTGAGTGGTGGGACTACTGGTTCGGCTACGAGGCCCCGTATCCAAGCATGGGCACGGCCACGACGTTGCACATTGAGCCTGAGCCGGACGCGGCCGAGCAAGTCCGACAGGTTGCCGAGGAAGTTACTGGCAAACCCGTTCCTCGCCCCGAGAAGCCTCGGATGGGCTTTCTGTGAGCGCGGCTGCAATGGCAATCACCCCCGAAGACCTGCTCGAAGCCCTGGTGTTCTGGTGGCGCTTCGAGAAGGGCTGGATCCCGGTCGAGGGCTACCCGACTGAGTGCCCGAGCACCGCCGGCTTCAAGGCCAGCCGGCAGCACGACGACACGAACGGAGCGTTCGACACCGACGAGCGCGGCCGGTGGGCGCAGCAGATCGGGCATGCCGTCAACCGCGTCCCGCAGCCGCACCGGACGGCGCTGTACGTGCTCGCCCGCAACCGCGCGACCGGCGCCAGCGTCTGGATGAGCCCGCGGTTGCCGGCCGATGCTGTGGAGCGGGCGCAGATGGTGGCCGACGCCGTGGACATGCTGGGCCGGGAGCTGGGGTTGTAGCGCTCGCGCGACGGTGCTACAGTTCGGCCCGCGGAGGTGTCTCCGCAGAAAGCCCGCCCCGTGCGGGCTTCGTCGTTTCTGGGCTCAGACGCAGCGGTACGTCGAGACCGTGGCGCCCAGCCCCATCGGGGAACCCGGCCTTGCCGGCGCGTGCTGCACCAGCTCGGCGCCCGCCTTCCCGGCCTGCTTGCACGCCGTCGTCGCCAGTTCGGCGACGTGACCCTGCCAGCCGCTGCCGAAGTGCTCGTGCTTGATGCTGACCGTGTTGCCGTCGATGTGGGTCATGGACTCGCAGCCGGCGAGCGCGACCACGGCGAGCAGAGCAACGAACAGGCGGGACATGCTGACCTCCAAGTGAGGCAGCTACCCTACACCGATTCATCCGGGCGAGCCAATCCGCCCGAGGGGTGACAAGCCCCTGAGCACTCCCCCTGGCGCACTCCCGGGGTGAGGTTGGCTGAGTGAGAACGGCGCGGCGCAGGCCCTGTGGGCTGAGTCCGATGCGCTGCAACCCCAACGCCTGGCAGAGCCGGGCGCAACCCGCCGAGGCTGGGCCGAGGTGCAACATGGCACGAACCACGCGCGGCATTGAGAGCAATGCCTAGCAATGCCGTTCAAGAAGGGGCAATCGGGTAACCCCGGCGGCCGGCGTAAGCGCACGAAGGAGGACTTCGACCTCATCGCGGCAGCCCGCGCCAGAGCCCCCGAGGCGCTGACGGTCATCACCGACCTGATGGCGAACAGCTCGAACGACCGGGTTCGCCTTTCTGCCGCGGTGGCCCTGCTTGAGCGCGGGTTCGGGACTGTGGCTGCTGTGCCTGCTGGCGCAGACGACGTGCCGCCAATGGCCGTGCCCGTCAAGCGCGTAGACGCCAGCGTCCCCGAGGCCTGATGCCCACCCTGAACGGGCCGCAGGACGACTTCCTGCAGCTGCCGCACAAGTTCCGCGCCTTTGTGGCCGGCTTCGGCAGCGGCAAGACCTGGGTGGGCTGCGCCGGCCTGTGCCAGCACGCCTGGGAGTTCCCGCGCATCAACGCCGGCTATTTCGCGCCCACGTTCCCGATGGTGCGGGACATCTTCTATCCCACCATCGAGGAAGTGGCCGAGGATTGGGGCCTGCGCGCCGTCGTCCGAACTGGCGTGCGCGAGGTTGACCTGTACGCCGGCCGGCAGCTTCGCGCGACCGTGATCTGCCGAAGCATGGACGATCCGAACAAGATCGTCGGCTTCAAGATCGGCCACGCGCTGGTGGACGAGCTGGACGTGATGAAGCTGCCCCAGGCCGAGACAGCCTGGCGCAAGATCATCGCCCGCATGCGCCAGCAGGCGCCCGGCCTTCGCAACGGCGTGGACGTGACCACGACGCCCGAGGGCTTCCAGTTCGTGTACCGGCAGTGGGTCAAGCAGGTGCGGGAGAAGCCCGAGCTGCAGGGCCTGTACGGCATGGTCCAGGCCAGCACGTACCAGAACGGCAAGAACCTGCCGGCGGGGTACATCGAGAGCCTGCGGGCGAGCTACCCGCCGCAGCTCATCGAGGCCTACCTGCGCGGGCAGTTCGTGAACCTGACGAGCGGCGCCGTCTACCCGAACTTCGACCGCAGGCTGAACCACTGCGACGACGAGGTGCGCGAGGGCGACGTGCTGCACGTCGGGATGGACTTCAACGTCCTGAAGATGGCCGGCGTCGTGCATGTGGTGCGTGAGGGCCAGCCGCGCGCCGTGGCCGAGCTGGTGGGCGTGCGCGACACGCCGACGATGGCGCGGATGCTGCGGGAGCGCTACAAGGCCCGCGGGCACCAGGTCATCGTGTACCCGGACGCCAGCGGCCAGAACACAAGCAGCAAGAACGCCGCCGAGTCGGACCTGAGCATCCTGCAGCAGCACGGCCTGTCGGTGCGCGTGAACAGCAGCAACCCGGCCGTGAAGGACCGCGTGGCGAGCCTGCATGCGCAGATCCTCAACGACCGCGGCGAGCGCCGCTACCTCGTGAACACGCGCGCCTGCCCGACGCTGACCGAAGCGCTCGAGCAGCAGGCCTACGACAAGAACGGCGAGCCCGACAAGACCACGGGCCACGACCACCCGACCGACGCCACGGGCTACTTCATCGTCCACGAGTGGCCGGTGGCGGCCCGCAACCTGAGCCGAGTGAGGCTGACCGGAACCTGAGCCCATGCCCGTAGACACCCTGCACCCCGACTACAGCGCCGCCGCGCCGCAGTGGAAGCGCTGCCGCGACGCCGTGGCCGGGCAGCAGGCCGTCCATCAGGCGGGCGATCTGTACCTGCCGCGCTTGAGCGAGCAGACCGATCCCGAGTACCAGGCCTACAAGCGCCGCGCGCTCTGGTACGCCGCGACAGGCCGCACGCATCACGGCCTGATGGGCATGGTGTTCCGCAAGGCGCCCGCGGTCGAGGTGCCTGCCGCGCTGGCCGAGATGATGGCCGACCTGACGCTCTCCGGCCGCACCGCCGAGGACGTGGCGCGCCAGGTGATGGGCGACGTGCTGGCCGTGGGCCGTGTCGGCGCGCTGGTCGAGTACCCGGCCGCCCCCGCCGGCCCGATGACGCTGGCGCAGGCCCAGGCCGCCAATCTGCGGCCGTTCGTCAGCCTGTACGCCGCCGAGGCGATGCGGATGTGGCGCGTGCAGCGCGTGGGCAACGCCATGCGGCTGACGCTGCTGGTGCTGGACGAGATGGCCGAGGAACCCGACCCGGCCGACCCGTTCGCCATGGAGAAGGTGCAGCAGCTGCGCGCGCTGATGCTGGTGCCGGGAGCGACCGGCGGCACGGTCTACGTGCAGCGGCTGTACCGCAAGGCGCTGACCGGCCCCGAGGCCGGCAAGTGGGAGCAGTTCGGCGACGACATCATCCCGCGCCGCAACGGTGCGCCGCTGTCCGAGGTGCCGTTCACGTTCTTCGGCCCCGAGCACCTGGGCGCCGAGCTGCAGGCGCCGCCGCTGGCCGACCTGGCCGACGTGAACTTCGGGCACTACCTGAACACGGCCGACCTCGAGCACGGCGCGCACTTCGCCGGCCTGCCGACGCCCTACGTCACGGGCTACCGGAAAGAGGAAAGCGAGCAGGCCATCGCCATCGGCGCGCAGACCTTCCTCACGTTCCCGAGCCCGGATGCCACGGTGGGCTTCCTCGAGTTCAGCGGCCAGGGCCTGGGGGCGCTGGAGGCCCGCTGCAAGGCGAAGGAGGGCATGATGGCCGCGCTGGGCGCGCGTATGCTGGCGCCGGAGAAGTCGGGCGTGGAAGCCGCCGACACTCTGGCGATGCGCTCCAACGGCGAGAGCAGCGTGCTCGCCGGCATGGCGCAGGTCGTGAGCCGCGGCATGGAGCGCGTGCTCACGCTCATGGCCGAGTGGGCTGGCATCGCCGGCACGGTGCGCTACCAGCTCAACACCGACTACATGCCGGCGGGCATCGGCGCGCAGGAGCTGACCGCGCTCATGGCCGCGTGGCAGGCCGGCGGCATCTCGTGGAACACGCTGTTCGAGAACCTGCAGCGCGGCGAGGTGATCGCGGCCGGCGTCACGGCCGAGGACGAGCAGACACGCATCGAGCTCACCCGCCCGACCCTGACGGCACCGACCGAGCCGGGCCAGCAGGCCGCCTGACGTGGGCGTCGCCGACCGCCTGGCCGACGTTGCGGTGGCCCGGCAGATCGACCTGCTGCGCTTCGACGCCAGCGTCCGGGCGCGCGTGATCGCGCTGCTGGGCGATCTGGAGCGCGAGATTGTCCGCAGGCTGTCCGAGGGCGGCGAGCTGACGACCTTCGCGCGGGAGCGGCTGAACCAGCAGCTTGCCGACATCCGCGGCGTGGTGGATGGCTACTACAGCCGCATCAGCGCCGCGAGCGCGGCCGAGCTGCAGGGGCTGGCCCAGGGCGAGGCGGAATGGCTGCTGCAGGCCACGAACCGCGCCGTGGGGGTGGAGATTGCGGCGGCGATGCCCGCGGCCGCGCAGCTCGCCCGCCTGGCCGACGACACGATGGTGCAGGGCGCCGTCATGCGGGACTGGTGGGCGCGGCAGAGCCAGGACACGGCTTTCCGCTTCGCCACCGAGATTCGCATGGGCGTGGGCACGGGCGAGACGAACAGCAAGATCGTCGCCCGGGTGCGCCGCGCGCTCGACGTGAGCCGGCAGCACGCCGAGGCCCTGACGCGCACCGCTGTGCAGCAGGTTGCGAGCGCCGCGCGCCAAGACACGCTGCAGGCCAATGCCGACATCGTGGCCGGGCAGCAGCAGGTCAGCACGCTGGACAGCCGCACGACCGACATCTGCATGGCCTACAGCGGCGGCGTGTGGGATCTGGAGGGCAAGCCGATCCGCGGCACGAAGCTGCCGTTCAACGGCGGCCCGCCGCGGCACTGGAACTGCCGGTCCACGCTGATTCCGGTGCTCAAGTCGTTCCGCGAGCTGGGCGCCGACTTCGATGACATGCCGGCGCGCAGCCGGGCGAGCATGGACGGCCAGGTCGCGGGCGATCTGAGCTTCGCCGACTGGCTGAAGTCCAAGCCGCCCGGGTTCGCCGACGACATGCTCGGCAAGGGGCGCGCGGACCTGTGGCGCGCCGGAACGATCACGCTGCAGCAGCTGCTCGACCAGTCGGGCCGGCCGCTGTCGCTGGAACAACTGCGCGCCAGGTACGCCTGACGCACGACGACCCCCGAAGCCCCGCCGGCCGAGCCGCGCGGGGCTTCTCTTTTGCGGCTGAGCCGCGCCCGTCCAGAGGACACAGAGTGAGCACCATCGACCTGAACTCTCCCGAAGTGAAGGCGGCCATTGCCGCAGCCGTGGAAGAAGCCACCGGGCCGCTCATCGCCAAGCGCGACGAGCTGCTGAAGGAGCTGAAGACCGCCCGCAAGGGCCAGCAGATCGACCCCGAAACCGTCTCGAAGCTCGAGGAGCAGATCGAGACGCTGAAGGGCGAGCTGACGGCGGCGCAGAAGACCGCGAAGACCGCGACGACCGAGGCGGAGAAGGCTCGCAAGGCCCTCGAAACCGAGAGCGCCGCGGTGCAGCGCCTGATCGTGGACAACGGCCTGACCGACGCGCTCACCAAGGCCGGCGTGACCAACCCCGTGCACCTCAAGGCCGCCAAGGCCCTGCTGGGCGCGCAGGTCCAGGTCGCGGCCGAAGGTGACACCCGCGTCGCCAAGGTCGGCGACAAGGCGCTGTCGGACTTCATCGGCGAGTGGGCGAAGGGCGACGAAGGGAAGTTCTTCGTCGCTGCTCCCAACAACTCCGGCGGCGGTGCTGCCGGTGGGCAAGGCAACCCCGGCGGGGCTCGCGTCGCACCGAAGCGCGCGGACTACCCCGACGACATCGCGTACACCAAGGCCGCAGCGCAGTTCCACGCGCAGACGGCGGCCACCTGACCAACACCTGAAAGGACCACATCATGGCCATCGGTCGCGCTTCCGACTTCCGCATCTACAACGACCAGTTCTTCAGCGGCCTCGCCGAGACGCTGCAGCAGGACACCTCCGCCCTCCGCACCGCGGGCATCAACGTGGTCACGCGCGCCCTGCGCGGCGACTACGAGTACCGCTCGTTCCTGAAGAAGATCAACGGCCTGGTGAGCCGCCGCGACACCACCTCCACGTCGGCCGCGACCGACCTGGAGATGACGATGGACGAGATGGTCAGCGTGAAGCTGGCCCGCAAGATCGGCCCCGTCGCGCAGACCCTGGACGCCTTCCGCAAGGCGGCGCTGGTGTTCCAGACCGACTTCGACCCCAGCGGCGCGCAGGGCTACAGCCGCTACCTCGGCCAGATGTACGCCAAGGACATCGAAGCCGACATGCTGGACACCAGCCTGCTGGCCTGCCGCGCGTTCCTGGAGGCCGCGTCCAGCAACGCCAACCGCCACGTCATCGCCGCCAACGGCACCATCACGTCGGCCGCGCTCGTCTCGACGCTCGCCCGCATGGGTGACGCCGCGAGCCGCGTGCGCGCCTGGGTGATGCACTCGAAGGTCTACTTCGACCTGGTGCAGTTCCAGATCAACCCCGCGAACAACGGCAGCGATCTGGCCTTCCAGGTGATGGGCGGCACCCCGGCGTCGCTGAACCGCCCGGTGATCGTGACCGACTCGCCCTCGCTGCGCGTGGCCGGCACGCCGGACCTCTACCGGACCATCGGCCTGGTGGACAACGGCATCGAGATCATCGAGAGCGAGACGCAGGAGATCGTCCTCGACACCGTGACGGGCCTCGAGAACATCGTGGCCCGCATGCAGGGCGAGTACGCCTACAACCTGGGCATCAAGGGCGCCAAGTGGGACGTGACCAACGGCGGCGCGAACCCCAACGCCACCGCCATCGGCACCGCAACCAACTGGGACGTGGTGAGCACGTCCAACAAGGACTTCGCGGGCGTCGTCTGCATCTCGGGCTGATCCAGCCCTGACCCCAACCGCGGCAACGGGCCGGCCTTCACGGGCTGGCCCGTCGTCGTTTCTGGAGCACTCCATGAGCAAGAAGACCATCGGCCTGTTCGCCACGGGCGACTGGCCTGCCGTCAAGGCGCTGGCGCAGCAGGTCCGCACGGCGATCAAGCCCGACGCCGCCGACGTGCTGCTGCGCGACGCTGCGCTGCTGTCGGCCGAACGCGGGCAGCTCGAACGATTCACCACTGCGGCCTATGCCGACGAGCAGGCCGGCGAGCTGGTGAAGGCGCACTACCCGGACGCGGTGCCGGTGGCCGATCTGCTGCCGAAGGCCGAGCCCGCGCAGCCCGTCGAACCCGAGGCGCCGCCGCCTGCCGAGCCCGAGGCGCCCGCGGCCGTCGAAGCCAAGGCCCAGCCCGAGCTCGCCGCCGAGCCCGCCCCGGCGCCCGCCGCGCCGACCCCGGCCCGCAAGCGCGCCGCCGCAGCCTGACAGGAGCACAACATGCCCGCAACCGTCCAACTGGTTGAGAAAAACGGCGCCGGTGGCACCCCCACCGACAAGACCAGCGGGAACATCCGCTTCAAGAACGCCGACAACTCGACGGTCGATCTGAACAACCCGATGGTTGTTCCCAGCGCGCCTGGCTTCGACTACTCGTTCGAGAAGTGGCTGCGCCTGAACGTGACCGGAGGCAGTTACAGCCAGATCACGAACGTGCGCGCCTACAGCGACGGTTCCAACGGCATGGGCACGGGCGTGGAGGTGTACGCAAAGGCCGTTGCCACCTATGCCACGCCTGCAGAGGCCACCGCCACCACGGGCTACACCAACTTCTTCACCTACACCAGCGGCGCCGCGCTGAGCCTCGGCGCCGGCCCGTTCACCAGCACTGGCGAAAAGGGCGACCACCTTGTGATGATGCTCCGCGTGTCCGAGGCGGCCAGCGCGGGCCTCACGCCGAGCGAGACGCTCACGCTGGCCTGGGACGAAATCTGACATGAGCGATCCTGTCCCGTTCGAGCTGCTTGAACAGGATGGCTACCGCGTCGCCACCAACGGCACACGGTCGCTGCTCATGCCGCTGGACGAGCCTGGCCGCGTGTTCCGCCGCCGTGGTTTGAAGGGCGTTGGCATGGCCGCCCCTGGCGCGGCCGTGCTGCCCATGCTCAACGGGCTGGCCGGCGACCTTGTGACGCGCCTGGACATGCCGCCAGCCGAGCTGGCCGCACGCCTGGCCGAAATCGCCGCTGTCGCCAGCCCACCGCCGCCGCAGCCTGTGGAGTGGGCGGTTGCCGAGCTGGACGGCGTGCGCGTCTACCTCGACGGCGAGACGGTCGTCGTCACCCGCAAAGACTTGATGCCGTGAAGCTGCCGAAGATCACCGTCACGCTGCCGCAAGGCGCGACACTGAAGACGACGCGCCGCAAGGGCGACACGTCGGCGAACGTGCTCGTGACGGTGAACAAGGGCACCGAGGTGGTGGTGCTGCGCGAGGCTGCACCGCCGGCTCCTGTTCCCGCGCCCCCCGCGCCAGCGCCTGCGCCGCCTGCCCCGCAGCCCGGCAGCATCGTCATCCACCGCGAGCCGATCAACCGCGCGAGCGCTGTGTGGCCCGAGGCGTGGGCGTGGTCTGCGCCGTACCAGCGCGCCACTGGCCTGCTGCTGTGGGAGCCCGGCCGGCCGGCGGTGGTGGACTACGTGCGCGGCGCCCTGGCCGGCGCGGCATCGCTGCCTGAGCGCACGTACACGCTGCTGATCGACGGCGAAGCGGTGGCCTCGACCACAGTGCCGGCTGGCCGCGAGCGCTTCCGCTTCACGTTCACCGCGCCGACCGCGCCCGGGTGGAAGACGCTCACGACCGCAGGCCGCGCCGAGGGCGAATCCGACATCCGCTACTTCGCCCGCGTGGCTGGTGGCGTCGATACGGTCGTGCCCGTCGTGCAGTCCTCGCTTGAGCTGTCGCACCGCTACAAGCCCGAGGACACCGCGCACGCCTGGGCCTGGGTGCCTGTCGGGCCTGCTGTGGCGCGGCCGACGCTAGATCACGCCTACGCGCCCGTGACCGACCCGAGCGAGCAGACCGCCGACATGCTGGTGGCCGGCGATGCCTACCCGCCGACGATGCTGCGGGCGCTGCCCGGTGGCGGCCATGCCGCGATGGGCGATCAGGCTTACTTCTGGGATCAAGCCATCGACCTCAACGGCCGGGGGCAGGGCTTGTTCCTGCTGGATGGCCCGCGCGGCGTTGGTACGCTGTGCTTCACCACGCACCTCGAGGTCGGGCGCGCCACGCAGACGCAAGACCCCGCCAGCGCGCCGCGCCGGAACGTCTACGCCTGCGACCCGTGGCGCTTCGTGCGCGTGAGCAACACGGGCGAGGTTGTGACGCTGGCCGGCAAGCGAGGCCAGCCCGGCGCCTACGAGCTGGTGGGCGACTGGAGCGCGATCCCGGCCGAGCGGCGCGGCTTCCGCCTGCTGTGGGGCATGTGCTGGGACTCGCGCACGCTGGGCGTGGACCCGAGCCTGCCGCCCGTGGAGGGCCGCCCGCCGCACCCGAAGGCCCCGCGCGCCTACGTGGCCGACAGCATGAACAACCGCATTTGCCGCGTCGAGTTCGATGGCCGCAGCCACGACACCCCGGCGAAGGTGTCCGAGGTGTTCACGGGCCTGGGCGTGTGGGATTGCGTCGAGCACGACGGCACGATGCTGGTGAGCCTGCGCGATCAGCACAAGGTCGTGCGCATGACGTTTGACGGCGAGGTGCTGGAGGCGGTGCTGGAGCGCGACCCGACGCGGCCGGGTAACGCCGGCCTCGACCATCGGCACACGGCCTGGCTGTGGAGCACCACGCTGGCCGAGGCGCAACAGCAGACCATCCTGTGCCCCGAGGGCCTGTACGTGCTCGATGGCCTGCTGTACGTCGGCAGCCGCGTCATGGAGCAGATCGTCGTGGTGGACCTGACCACGCGGCAGATCGTGCGCCGCATCCCGGTGGACGGCGCGCGGGGGAATGACTTCGTCAAGCTGGCCGTAAGCGACGGCAGCTATGCGCCGCGCGGGACGGTGTTCTATGCCACCTTCGGCGTGCAGGACGGCGGCCAGTGGTTCGGCGTGAAGCCGGACGGCTCGCGCTGGATCACGGCCACCAACGCGCCGTTCGCGCTCGACACCTACCAGATGAGCTTTGCAGTCGGCGGCGGCCGGCTCATCGCTGGCGGCAGTGACTACGGGCTGCGGCGCTACTTCAAGGGGCCGCGCCTGGACTTGGACAAGTACGCGCAGGGTGAACGCGAGTTCTTCGCCATGCACGGCCGAATCGTCTACGGCCCGCACGGCGTCGGCCGCTTCGATGCGCCGGCCACGAGCGAGGCGATGCGCTACTTCCTGACGGCCAACGGCGCGGGGGTTGCCTGACATGCTGAACGCAAAACACTGGTTCGTGCAGTTGTTCATCGCGGTGGATCAACTGCTCAATGTGCTGGTCACGCCGTTGCACAGCGGGGCGTGGGCAGACGAGACGCTTTCGAGCCGCGCGTGGCGCATGTACCGCGACGGCAAGCCGTGGGGCCGCGTGTGGCGGCCGATCATCGACGCGCTGTTCTTCTGGCAGAAGCAGGCGCCGGGCGTCATGGGGCACTGCCACGGCGCGTACCTGAAAGAGCGTTCGATGTACGGACATCCCCCGGAGATGCGCAAATGAGCCCGCAACAGCAGACCGCGCTGGAGGCCCTTGTCGGCCGCGCCCTGACCTCGGCCGAGGTGACGGCCATCGACCCGCTTCTTGCCGCCGGCAATCGCCAAGACGCGGCCATCGCGGCAATCCTGAGCGCCGGCCGCACGAAGGTGGCGAGCCACTTTGCCAGCGAGCGCGGCATCCTGGAGCGATACCCCGCAGGCCCCGTGGCAGGCGACGCGCTGCTCGCTGCGCTGGAAACCTTTGCGCAGACGGCGCACCCCATGGCCCGCATCGTCGGCCGCGCGCTGAAGTTCCTCGCGCAGCCCGAGGGCCTAGACATCGGAAGCCCGGCCACGCAGGGCCTGCTCGACCAGCTCGCGGCCGGCGGCGTCATCACCGCAGACCAGCGCAACGGCCTGCGCACGATGGCGACCCAGCCCGACCCCATCCAACCGGCCGCCGTGAGCGCGGCCCTCAACAACATCGGAGCCTGACATGGCCGGCGAGAGCATTCGTGATTACGGGGCCTGGGTTGACCTTGAGGCCAACGGCGGCGCCATCACCAGCGGCTCGTTTGTGGAGGCCAACGATGCGGGCTTCAGCCTCGCCACCAGTGGCGGCAACCGGCCGCACTTGGAGTTCGAGGTCGAGTTCGCGTTTGGCACCGGCCCCACGGCGGGGAATCTGGCGCTGCACCACACGCCGCAAGACTTGTTCGGCGGGACCAACGACGGACTTTCTCCGAGTAGCACGAACCTCGCCGGATTTCTGCAAAGCATCATCATCGCCACAAGCACGACGGCAACTCAGCGGCAGCGGTTCGATGTGATGTTTGCGCCGACCGACAGCCGATATTGGGTCCAGAACGACGGCACCTCTCAGAGCGTCAGCGCCGGCTGGAAGCTGCGCGCTCGCGCGTGGAGTCTGAAGGCCGCACCCTGACGCAGCCGAAATGAGCCTAGTGCATCACCTGACCCCATGGGTAACGCAGCCCGTGGGGCGCGCGGTCCCTGACGCCAGATTGGCGGGCGGCCTGCTGGTCTACGGCCAGCACTTGCGCGAGGTGATGACCGGCAACCGAGCGCCGGATTTCACCGGCAGCAGCGGCATTCCGGCTCCGAGCGTAGGGCCGGGCGGCCTTGGTGTTCGCGGTGCGCCTAACGTCGTGGCCTCCTGGCAAGGCTCGCGGTTCAAGTCATCCACCGAATACACCGTTATTGCGGTGGTGGTGGATGACAGCCTGCGATCCAGCTCCGACCGGAACCCATTAGACGGCGACTCTCAAACGTCGCCGCGCGTTTTTCAGCTTCGGTTCAAGGGCAGCAACAACGCGCCGGAGTTCATCGCCTTCAACACTGGCGGGTCTCCGTTCTTTGCCACTGGATCGGTTGCTTCGTCGGCAAATGGCCTGTCGGTACTGTGCGGCCGCATCAAGGGGAATGAGGCATCGGTCTGGCTGAACGGCCGGAAGGCCGGCGCGGGCACCATCACCGGCACGCCGCAATCGCTTTCGGCGTCCGGGTCTACGCTCAGCGTGGGCGCATCGCGTGTATCAACGGGGACCGTTGTCCAGCACTTCTCGGGGCAGATTTTCCTCTGCGCCTATCTACCGCTGGCGCTGTCTGACGCCGAGCTTGCCGCCATCGGAGCCAACCCGTGGCAACTGTTCCGCCCGCGTGTGGTGGAGGTGTTCACCGAGGTTGCGGGTGGATCAACGGTCGCCGCATCCGCTGGCATTGCCGCTGCGTTGCAGTCTCAGCGTGCCAGCGCGGCAAGCCTGGCGGCCGGTTTGCGTGTTGCGCGCTCCGCTTCGGCGTCGGTGGCCGCAGCCATGCAGAGGTCACGCACTGCCGCTGCTTCTGCTGCCGCTGCAGTGCAGGCTGGGCGGGCGGCATCGTCGGGCGCGACAGCCGCGGTGCAAGCCAGGCGCGCGGCGGCCGCATCGCTGTCGGCAACGTCTCAGAGTGGACGTGCCGCCACCGCTTCAGCAAGCTCGGCTGTCAGGGCCTCGCGCAGTGCCACCGCCGCTCTGGCAGCCAGCCTGCAGGCCATCGGCTCCGGCCAGCAGACCGCCAGCGTGGCTGCGGCTGTGCAGGCACGCCGCACGGCCTCGGCTTCCATCGCGGCGTCAATTGCGGCAGAGGGCGCGCGCTCCGCGACGGCAGACCTGGCGGCAGCATTGCGGCTCGCTCGCACGGCCGGCGCCTCTGTATCTGCCGCGGCTCAAAAGGCCCGATTGGCCTCTGCTTCGCTCGCCGCTATGGCGATCTTGCAGCGCATAGCGTCTTCATCGCTGGCCGCCGCGCTTCTGGGCGGAAAGGCAGCCTCTGCCCAGCTCCGGGCCTACGTTGTTTCCGAAGCCGGCGACGTGGACGAGACCTATCCGCTATCCGGCTTGTCGCAAGGCTTCCCGCTGGCTGGCGCATCGCAGACCTACCCGCTGGCCTGACACGCAAACGAGCATACCTATGGCACTCACCCCGGAAGATGGCACCGGCTTGGCGAACGCCGACAGCCTGTGCAGCCTGGCCTTCGCCGACCAGCACCACGCCGACCGCGGCATTACGCTGTGGGCAGGCATGACCGTCAACGAGCGCGAGCAGGCGCTGCGCCGCGCCACCGACTTCATGGGCGAGGTGTACCGCCGCAAGTGGGCCGGCTACCGCGTGAAGGAGACGCAGGCCCTGGACTGGCCGCGCGAGTGGGTGCCGCGTGAGCCCATCGAGCGCCCGCCGAACGTCGCGCCGCTGTCGATCTTCAACGCCACCTACTACCCGTCGGACGCCGTGCCAGTGGAAGTGCAGCGCGCGTGCGCCGAGCTGGCCTACCGCGCCGGCTTCGGCCCGCTGGCGCCGGACGTGGAGCGCGAGACGCTGCGCGAGAAGCTGGACGTGCTCGAGGTCGAATACAACCCGAACGCGCCGGCCTTCGTCAGCTACCGCGCCGTCGAGAACCTGCTGTCGCCCTTCTTCAAGCGCACCGTCTCGACGGTCGCGGCCCGGGTGGTGCGGACGTGAGCCTGGCCGGCCGCTTCCGGCCCTTGGCCTCGCGCCTGCTGGGCACCCTCTCGGGGGGCAAGACGACCTACACGCGCGTGACGCAGGGCGTCTACGATCCGGCCAGCGGCTCTGCGCCCGTGACGACCACCGAGAAGACGGTCGGCGTCTACTTCACCCGGGCGAACGGGCAGACCTGGGGAGAGCAGGCGATCACCGAGACGAGCCGCGAGGCGCTGATTTCCGCCGCCGAGCTGGGCTTCAGGCCCGAGGCCGGCGACACGGTGACCGAGAACGGGCAGACGCTGACCGTCAAGCGCCTGCAGATCGTCAGCGGCGGCACGGCCGATGTGCTGTACCGCGTGCTCGTGCAGGCGGGGTGAGGACATGGCACAGGGCAATTTCCGGCTTTCGCTGCGGACCTTCGAGAAGCGCTTCGGGGAGAAGGCCGAGGCCATCGTGCGCGCCGCCGCGCTCGACATGTTCGGCACCATCGTGCAGCGCACCCCTGTGGACACCGGCCGCGCACGCGGGAACTGGCAGTTGACCATCGGCCAGCCGGCCGCCGGCACGCAGGACCGCATCGACCCGCAGGGCGCGCTTGCCGCGGCCACGGCGCTGGGAGGCCTCGCCAGCTTCCGGCCGGGGGCCAGCATCTTCATCGTCAACAACCTGCCGTACATCATCCGGCTGGAATACGGCAGCAGCGGCCAGGCGCCCGGCGGCATGGTCCGCATCACGGCGCGCGAGTGGCGCGCGAAGGTCGCCCGCGTGGCGCAGGGGATGCGTCGATGAGCCTTGTGTCGATCCGCGCCGCGCTCGAGGTCGGGCTGAACGGCCTGACGCCCGCGCTCGTCACCGCCTACGAGAACGTCGCCTTCACGCCGCCAGCCAAGGACACGCCGTACCAGCGCGTCGTGATGCTGCCGGCCAGGCCTGAGAACCCGGCCGTGGGCGCGCAGCACCGCCGCGAGGTGGGCGTGATGCAGGTGTCGCTGCACTACCCGTTCAACGCCGGCACCCAGCCGGCCATGTGGCGGGCCGAGCTGATCCAGGCCCGCTTCCGCCGCGGCAGCACCTGGACGAACGCAGGCGCCACGGTGATCGTGGACCTGACCCCGGCCATCTCGCCGGGGCGCATCCAGGACGACCGATTCGTCATCGACGTGTCGGTCCCCTACTACGCCGACATCTTCACCACCTGACCGGCAGCGGCCGGCAGTCTGTTTCGGGGCGCCTTCGGGCGCCCTTTGTGTTTCTGCACGCCTGAAAGGGGCACACCATGGGCATCGCTGACGTCGCAACCCGCCAAATCGCCATCGGCAAGCAATCCGGCTTGGGCACGCTCGCCGCGACCAACGCGGGCAAGCTCTACAACCACCGGCCAGCCAGTGCCGGCGGGCTGAACAAGGAGGCCTTCGAGTCGAACAGCATCCGCCCCGACCGCCAGTTCGGCAACCCGCGCCACGGCCTGCGCTCGGGCCTGTTCACGCTCGACCAGGAGCTGCAGATCGGCGGCCACAACGACCTGTTCGCGGCGGCGCTCAATGCGGCCTGGGCGGTCAACGCCACGACCGGGCCGATCTCCAACGTGACGGCAGCGGCCAGCCCGCCGCAGTTCACGCGCGCCACCGGCAGCTTCCTGACGGACGGCTTCCGCGTCGGCGATATGGTGCGCTGGACTGGCTGGCTGACGACGGCCACGGGCAACAACAACCGGAACTTCTTCATCACCGCGGTGACGGCCACGCAGATCACCGGCATCTTCCTCGACGGCACTGCCGTTGCGCCGAAGGCGGCCGGCGACAGCGTGACCTGCTCGGTGCCCGGTCGCCGCCTGCAGATCCCGGCCAGCGGCCACACGAAGGACTACTTCACCATCGACGACTGGCACTCGGACGCGCCGAGCAACATGCGCATCAAGGATGCCATCGTGTCGTCGGTGGCCTTCGACATCACGCCCAACGGCATCGCCACCGTCGCCTTCAACTTCGTCGGCATCGACGGCACGCCGGGCACCGCGCAGTATTTCAGCGCCCCCGCCGCCTCTCCGACCGGGCCTTACCTGGCCGGCCCGAATGGCCGCATCTGGTGGAACGGCAACATCTCCGCGGTCATGTCGGGCATGCAGCTCACGCTCGACACTGCGGCCGAGGTCAAGCCTGTGATCGGCGCGAACGTCAGCCCCGACGTGTTCCGCGGCGGCAACCGCATCACCGGCAGCTTCTCCGCCCTGTTCGATGGCAACGCGCTCATCACGCCGTTCGACACCGAGCAGGAAGCGCCGCTGGCCTTGGTGCTCACGGCCGACGGCAGCGCCGCGAGCGACTTTCTCATCATCAAGCTGCCGAACGTCAAGCTCAACAGCATGTCGAAGGCGGCAGACGGCCCGGCTTACACCGTGTCGGCCGACTTCAGCGGCGGCCGGTATGTGGGGTCGAATGGCGCTCTCGAAGGCACGTCCATCGTGCTGATCGACTCGACGGTGAGCGCCTGATGGACCTGTCGAAGCTCGACGTGGTGGCCGGCGCCAATGCCGGCGCCTGGGTGGACATCATCAGCCCGCGCACGAACCAGCCGACCGGCATCCGCATCAAGGTGCTGGGCGCCGACGCCGAGAAGGTTAAGGCCGCCGTCGAAGCGGCCCATCGGGCGCGGCTGGAAGACCTGCGCGCCAAGGTGCCGGACGACGAGGCCAAGCGCCGGCAGGAAGCGCGCGACGCCGACCTGATGGTGGCCGCCACGCTGGCGTGGGAGGGCATCGAACTCGACGGCGCGCCGCTGGCCTTCACGCCCGACAACGTGCGGATGGTCTACGCCCGCTTCCCCGTCGTGCGCGAACAGGTGGCCGCCGCCATCGGTGACCGGGGGCTTTTTCTGACGCCCTGATCGACGGCCTGTGTGCGTTCGCCGGCTGGGCCGTGCGGATGCACATGCCCGACGAGCAGGGCTCCACCCGACACCAGCAGCTCACCCGCTTCCGCCAGGTCACCGGCAAGGCGCATCCCGACCTGACCCCGCCCGAGGTGCCGGCTGAGGCCACGCACCTGTGGCGGTGGTTCATGGACCTCAACGCAGGGCGCCAGGCCGGCGACGTGCCCTTGTCGTGGGAAGCCCTCGACGCCTGGGCGCGGCTCACCGGCCGCCGCCTGACATCGTGGGAAGTGGACGCGCTGCGCCGCATCGACACCGCATGGCTGAAGGCCGCCGCCGAGGAACGGCGCCGCCGGCAGCCAACCAGGAAACCGACCCATGGCTGACATCGCAACCCTGGGCCTCGAGATCCAGACGGGGGGCGTCACGCGCGCCCGCCGGGAACTCGAAGGCCTGACCGCCGCGGGAGGCCGCGCCGAGGGCATGGCTGGCCGCCTGTCTGCCGGCTTCGGCGCCATCGGCCGCGTGGCCGGGCCGCTGGCCATCGTCGGCGGCGCTGTGGCGCTTGCCGGGCGGCAGGCGCTCATCACCGCCGACGCCTACACCTCGCTCGCCGGCCGGCTGGCGCTGGTGACCGGCAGCGGCGAGCGGCTGCTGCGCGTGCAAGCGGCGCTGTTCGAGCAGGCGCAGCGCACGCGATCGGACGTGGCGGCCACGACGGACCTGTACGGCTCGCTGGCCCGCAGCACGCAGGCCTTGGGCATCAGCCAGGACCGGCTGCTGCGCGTGACCGAGAGCATCAACCAGGCGCTGATCGTCTCGGGCGCCAGCGGCGCCAGCGCGCAGGCCGCGCTCGTGCAGCTCGGGCAGGGCTTCGCGTCCGGCGTGCTGCGCGGCGAGGAACTGAACAGCATCCTGGAGCAGACGCCGCGGCTGGCGCAGGCCATCGCCGACGGCCTGGGCGTGCCGCTGGGTCAGCTCCGCAAGCTCGGACAGGAGGGCAAGCTCACCGCCGAGGCCGTGTTCGGCGCTCTGGAGCGCGCCGGCTCGGGGCTGGCGGCCGAGTTCGGCCGGATGCCCGTCACCATCGCGCAGGCGCAGACGCAAGTCAGCAACAGCATCGGCAACCTGATCAGCACCGTGGACCGACTGACCGGCACCACGCCGGCCATCGCGCGGTGGATCAGCAGCTTCAGCGGCGGGCTTGATCGGCTTACCGGCCGCATTGAGCGCAGCGGCGGATTGCTTCAAGGGTATGTCGATGCCTTGATCGAGGGCTGGAAAGAAGCGCGCCTGACGGCAGTGACTGAGCGCATGGAAGAGATGTCTGCGGAGGTAGAGCGCGCGCAACGCGTCCTGTCCGTTCAGCCCGACAGCATTTGGTCGAAGCAGACGCTGGCCGACTTTGCAAAACTGAAGGCTGAGGCCGAACAGTTGCGCGGCACCCTGACCACGCTGCGCGCCTCCGCGGCGCCCGACGTGTCCAAGGACGCTGCGGAGATGGCCAAGTTCTCGCGGCAGCAGCGCGTGCCCGGCGTGACGCCCGACACCGGCACGCCGAAGCGCGACCCGTTCGCCGAGGAACTGGCCGCCCGCCGCGAGCGCATCAGCCTCATCGGCCTGACGAGCGAACTGGAGCGCACCGCCGCGCAGATCGCGGTCGGCGCCTACGGCAAGCTGACCGAGGCGCAGCGGCAGCAGCTCCTGTCGCTGGCCGCGGCCGAGGATGCCCGCAACGCCGAGAACGCGGCCCTGACGCGCGGCATCGAGGAACGCGGCAAGCTCTCCGCCATCACGCAGCAGCTCGCCCAGCAGCAGCAGTCCGAGACGGAAGCGCTGGCGCAGGGCAATGAGCGCATGCGGCTGGAGAACGAGCTGATCGGCGCCACCCTGGAGGCCAAGGCCGCCATCGAACAGGCCCGCGTCCGCAGCCAGCGCACGATGCTGGAGGAACAGGCGGCGCAGCTTCTGCTCAGCGGCGCTACCGAGGATGACCTCGTGACCCTGCGCGCGCAGATCCAACTGCTGCGCGAGCGCGAGGAACTGATCGGCCAGGGTGCCGCGCGCCGCGAGGAAGTGGAGGCCAGCGAGTCGGCCCAGCGCCTGCGCGACACGCTGGCCGGCGACATGCGGCGCGACGTGGCCGGCGCTCTGTCGGCCGCCTTCCGCGACGCCAGCGGCAACCCGCTCAAGGCCTTCGGCGACGCGCTCGCCAACGTCATCTTCACGCGCATGGCGACGTCGCTGGCTGACAGCCTGGCGAACGACCTGTTCAGCGCCGCGGCCAGCTACTTCGGCAGCAGCACCTTCATGGGGCCGCCGCAGATCGCCGCCGGCCGGGCCTTCGGCGGCACCGTGTCGCGCGGCTCGCTGGTGCCGGTCAACGAGCAGGGCACCGAGCTGCTGACGATGGGCGGGCGCGACTACCTGATGGCGGGCGCTGACGGCTACGTCACCCCGGCCGGCCGCAGCGGTGTTGCAAGCAAGTCCACGTCGGTGACCTACGCCCCGCAGATCGTGGTGCAGGGCAACCAAGACCCGGGCGCGGTGCGCCGCGAGGTGAACGCAGCGCTGCAGGAGAACAACCGGCAGCTGATGCGAATGCTCAACGAGCAGGGGGTGCTCTGATGGCCGTCATCACTTTCCCGGCGGCGCTGGAGAGCTACGTCGCACAGCAGGCCATCGGCCAGCGCCGCTTCGACACCTTCGACGCCAGCGACGTGACCGGCGCCGTGGATGTCGTCGTCGGCGGGCCGCCGCGGTGGACGATGCAACTGGCCGCGCACGACGGCATGGAACTGCCCATCGCCGGCCAGTGGGACGCGCTGATGCTGCAGCTTCGCGGCGGCGTCAACCACCTGGCCGTGCATGACCTTCTGCGCCCGCTGCCCACCGGCACTGCGCGCGGTACGGCCATCACGACAAGCGCCACCACCGCGCTGGGCGCCACATCCGTCAGCGTGACCAGCGCCCGCGCGTCGCAGAACCTGCTGGTGGCATCGGAGGCATTCGGCGGCGCGCCTTGGACTGGGGCCGCAACTGTCACCAGCAACACGCATGCCGGCCCCTTTGGCGGCGCGCTCACCGCCGACACCATCGCGGACACCAGCACGACCGCGACGCAAGACCGGGCGCAGGAAATCGCCGTCCCCGCGGACACGCAGACCTACACGCTTTCGTGCTACGTGCGGAAGACCACGGGCGGGACACAACCGACCTTCGCTTTCCAGTTTCTGCTGACCGGCGGCACATCGCAGAACAACAACGCGCGCTTCAACACCGACACCGGCATGATGCTCAGCGGCATTGGCACGGGTTCTGTCGAAGACGCAGGCGACTACTGGCGCTTCTCGGCAACGCTCACGAACAACGGCACCAACACCACGCTGACGGCCCGCTTTACGCCGGCCATCGCGGCGCACGGTCAGATCATCGCCGACGTGACCGTAACCGGCTCGGTGGTCATGTGGGGCGCTCAGCTTGAGCGATCTGCAACGGTCACGCCTTACATCGGGCACCCGACCCTGCTGCCTGGCGACTGGCTGCAGATCGGCAGCGGCGTCGGCTCGCACTACGCGAAGGTGGTCGCTGCGGCCACCCTGGAGAACGGCGCCGGCTCTGTCACCTTCGAGCCTCCAACTCGACAGAGCTACCCCAGCGGCTCTGCGGTTCGTGTGGAAAAGGCGCTGTGTCACTTCAAGCGTGCGCAGTCCAACGCCGGATGGAACCACGTCCCCGGCGCGCTGATGTCAGGCGGGCACTCGCTGGAGCTGGTGGAGCAGTGGACCTGACATGGCGCTGACCCTACCCACCGAAGCCGCGGCGCAAGTCGCCACGCGGGTCTACGGCACGCAGTGGCTGGTCGAGCTGGCCTTCAGCACCGGCACGCAGCGCCTGACGACGGCGCCCATCGAGGTGACATCCGGCGGCTTCACCTGGCGCGCGGCGCCGCAGATCGCCGTGCAGTCGGTCAACGAAACCGAGGCCGTGGACGGGCAGCGCATCGTGCTGTCGTCGGTGCTGGCCGACTCGGCAGCGCTGGGTGCGTTCTTGGGCGACTCCAGCACGTACCGAGGCCGGCCGATGCGGCTGTACCTGCAGGTCTTCAACGACGCATTCGCGCCGGTCGGCGCCCCTGTGTACCGCGGGCTGTGGCGCATGGAGCCCGTGCGGATCATCCGGCAGCGCAGCGAGGACGGCAGCAACACCAGCCGCATCGAACTGCCGGCTGGGCGCTCCGGCCTTGTGCGAGCCCGCATGGCCGTGGGCCTGCGCAGCACCCACCAACAGCAGCAGATCGCCTACCCGGGCGACCTCGGCCTGCAGTACCGGCAGGCGCTCATCGAGCAGCCCGCGCTGTGGCTGTCGCGCCGCTTCCAGGAGCAGTGATGCTTGCCGTCTACCTCGCGCAGTACCTCTCATCCATCGCCGGCCCCTGGTGCTGGGCCTCGCACCACTGCGGCACCTTCGTCGCCGGCTGGGTGCAGCGCTCGACCGGCCGCAACCCGCTGGCGAACCTGCAGCACGACTCGGCCGCGGCATGGGTGCGCGCGGCGCAGGATGCTGGCGGCCTTGACCGGCTGGTGTCGCGTGCGCTGCGGTGCGATCCGGTGCCTGCGGCCATGGCGCAGACCGGCGACATCGTGATGCTGCCTGGCCGGATCACGGGCGGCGCGCTCGGCATCTGCAACGGGCAGACGGCGGCGGTGCTGATGGAGGGCGGGGCTGTCGGCTTCGCGCCGATGGCCGAGGCGCTGCACGCTTGGCGGCTGCGGGAGGTCGCGTGAAGCTGAACCGCATCGCCGCCGCGCTCGCCCTGCTGGCCCCAGCTATCGCCTGGGCCGATCCCGTCACAGCTGCGGCCATGGTGATCTCTTTCGCTCGGGACGTTGTCACCTACGGCCCCGCGGTGCTGTTCGGCGGCCGGATCTTCGGTGCCGCCAAGCAGCGCCGCGACGCGAAGAAGCGCGCCGCGCAGGCCAGGGCCGAGCGCAATGCGGGCCTGCAGGACCGCACGATCATGGCCCCGCGCGCCGATGCGCCCTGGCAGATCGTCTACGGCCGCGCCGTGGTGTCGGGCTACCCGGCCGACATCTTCGCCACCGACAAGACCGGCGTGCTGGTGGACACGACCACCTACAACAAGGCCGACGGGTTCAAGCATGTGGTGCTGGAGCTGGCCCACCACCCCTGCGAGGCCATCCACGAGGTCTACATCGAGGGCGTCGCGCTGGGCGCTCTGGACGGCGACGGCTTCCCGACGGGCGGCGACTACGGCGGCACGCGCACCGACAGCCGGCAGGTAACGTTCGTGGGCACGACCACGCTACCCGAGGCGGCCACGGCCATCCTCGACGCCTGGAGCTTCAACAGCGAGTTCGACCGGCAGGACCAGACCGTCACGATCACGGGCGGCGGCCTCACGCTGAACGGCCCGCCCGGCGTGACCGTGACCGTGAACTACAGCGTCACGGCACCCATCCGCAGCGTGCGCGTGCAGAAGATGCTCGGCGGCTTCGACCAGGCCGTGAACAGCTACCTGAACACCCTGGCGCCGACCCGCTACACCAGCGCGCACCGGCTGCGGGGCATCACGTACATCGTCGTCACCTTCGACCTCGAAGACCCGCGCTGGCAAGGCGGCCTGCCCAACATCACGGCCGACGTGAGCGGCGCGCGGCTGTATGACCCGCGCAAGGACAGCACCGTCCCGGGCGGCAGCGGCTCGCACCGCGTCAACAACCCGGCGACCTGGGAGTGGACGCAGAACCCGGCGCTGTGCGTGCGCGACTTCCTGACGGCGGCCTACGGCATGGACGCCGACGACGGCGACGTGGACACCGCCAGCGTCATCGCCGCGGCCAATGCCTGCGACGAACTCATCACGCTGGAGGTTACCGGCTCGTCGCCGCAGACTAACCAGCCGCGCTACACCTGCAACGGCAGCTTCACGACCGAGCAGGCGAAGGAGGCCGTGCTCGCCGACCTCGCCGAGTGCATGGCCGGCAGCGTGACCGACGGCGCCGGCTGGAGCGTGCAGGCCGGCGTGTGGACGGCTCCCGTGATGACCCTCACAGACGACGACCTTGCCGGGCTGGTGGAGGTCGTGCAGAGCGACACGCCGAACGACGAACTGTTCAACGGCGTGCGCGGCAAGCAGCTCGTGGCCGGCGCCCAAGCCCCGAGCGACATCAACCCGTACAGCAACGCCACCTTCGTGACGGCCGACGGCCAGGCGCTGTGGACCGATGTCGAGCTGCCGTTCACCAACAACGTCGCCCGCGCGCGCAACCTGTCGCGCATCGCCGTGGAGCGCAACCGCGCCGGCCAGGTGCTGCGATACCCGGCGAAGTTCCGGGCCTGGGTGCTGCGGATCGGCGACCGCGTGACCCTCACGCACGCGCCCTACGGCATCACGGCTCTGACCTACCGCGTGACAGACTGGCAGTGGAGCCCCGGCCAGCCCGTGCTGCTGACGCTGCAGCGTGACGCCGCCAGCATCTGGGATCTGGCTGACGCCGCCACGCCCAACCCGACGCCGAGCACCGACCTGCCCAACCCGTGGGCCGTGCCAACCGTTACGGGTGTGGTCGCCACCAGCGGCAATGCCACGCTGCTGCGCACCTTCGACGGCTCCGTGGTGCCGCGCGTGAAGGTCACATGGGACGCCATCACCGACCCGTTCGTGCTGGACAACGGCCGTGTGGAAGTGCTCTGGCGCCGCAACGAGGACGCCGCCTGGACGCTGATTGAGGCCATCCCGCAGGATCGCGCCGCGTACATCCTGGGCGCGGCTGAGTTCGACCGGCTGCTGATCGAGGTGCGCGCCCGGAACAACCGCCTGTCGCGCGGGAACTCCACCTTCGTGGCGCACGAGGTGGTCGGCAAGAGCGCGGCCCCGGCCAACGTCGCCGGCTTCGCGGGCGTCGCGGACAAGGGCCGCATCGTGTGGTCGTGGAACGCCGCCAGCGATGTGGACTACAGCGCCACCGAGGTGCGCGCCACCGATTCCAACTGGGGCAGCGACACCGTGCAGCCGCTGTTCCGCGGCAGGGCCAACCAGTGGGCCGAGGTCGTCGCCACCACAGGCACGCGCACCCGCTACGCCCGGCACCTGGACGAGAGCGGCAACCCGAGCGCGGCCAGCGTTACGGCCAGCGTTACGGTGAACGCGGGTGACCTGGTGCAAGACGGCGCGCCCGGTGCATCCAGCTACACCGCCACGATCTACAGCACCGCGGCCAGCGCGCCCAGCAGCCCCACCGGCGGCACCTTCAACTTCGCCACGGGCGTGCTCACGCCGCCGTCAGGCTGGCAGCTTGCCGTGCCCGCGGCCAACGCCGCCGGCTCCTGGCAGACCTCGTTCACCTTCGTGGGCGCCACGCCGACATCGACCGTCACTGCCGGCACTTGGGGCAGCGTGGTCGCCGCGCCGCGCGCCGCGCCGGTCAACTTCGTGCGGCCTTTCCTGTGGTTCGTCTACAGCGCTTTCAAGTCCGGTGGCAGCGGTGTCTCCGCGGCGTTCCGCTTCACAACGGCGGGCGCGGTCCAGTCCGGTGATGCAGGCCCTGGGACATGGACCGACACGGGCGCGTGGTTCAGCGGCACGGTAGACGCTACCTACTACATCCGCTTCGTCACTCGGACTTCCACGGGCGGCAGCGTCACGGCCGGCGACGGGGTGTGGCGCGCGCTGAGTTCAAACCGCGTGATTGAGTTCTTCCGCGACACGGCCGGCGTGGGCTCGGCCGTCGTGGACGTGCAGATCGCCAGCGACTTGGCGGGCTCCAACGTGCTCGGGGCTGGAACTTTGGAACTCACCGGGGAGTTTGAGCCATGAGCATCAACGTCTCGCGCCATCACGCCACGCTCGTTGTGGACGCTGCCGCAGGCGAGGCCCGCCGCCGCTACATCACCGACACGTCGGGCCAGGAGGCCGTCTACATCACGAAGCTGGCCGAGGCCGAGGCCTACCTCGCCGGCATCGTGGACGACGAGCCCACGGTCGCGGCCGGCCCGTACATCGTGGCCGAGGCCGCCGTGCGGGACATCACGCACCGCCAGCAGGCCGAGCTGGTCACCGCCCTGGCCGCGCAGTGGAACGGCGTGCTGGGGCCAGCCATTGAGGCCGCGCGCATGGCCGGCAAGCTGGCCGTGGAAGCCGCCGAGACCATCGAAGCCATCGAAGCGGCGCGCGACGCTGCGGTGGCCGCCCTGAACGCAATCTGAGGACCGCCATGGACCGCGACAAGCAACTCCACCTGATCGGGGGCTTCGGCCTCGTCGCACTGCTCGCCGCAGTGCTCTACGCCGGCCGCGCGCTGGGCTACGGCTGGGCGCTGGCCATCGGCTGCACCGCCCTGGCGCTCGGCGTCGAGTGGTATCAGCGCATCCGCCGCGAGGGCACCTTCAGCCTCACCGATGCGGCCTGGAGCGCGGCACCCGGGGTGTTGATCGGGGCCGCCTGGGAGCTGGCCCTGTGAGCCCGCCGGAGGCCGGCCCCTCGACCCTGACGCCGCAGCAGGTGCTCGAGCGAAAGATGGACTACCTCGCCGAGATGGTGGGCGACTTGCACCAGCAGGTCGAGCAGCGCAGTCCAGATGCCATGGCGCTGCGCGCGGCGGTGCGCGACGGCATCGTGGCCGCGGCATCCGACCCCGAGGTGTGGTCGGTCGCCATCGGCACGCTGCGGCAGCAGGCGCAGTCCGAGGCCGGCGGGTGGCTGTTCGGTGGCCTCGCCGCCTTCTTCTCCAAGCTCGCCTGGGTGCTTGTCATCGGCCTGGGCATCTACCTCGTCGGCGGCTGGTCTGCGCTGGCGGCATTCCTGAAGCATGGGAGCACACCGTGAAGATCCCCCGTCCGATCCCCGAGTGGAAGCGCGCATGGCGCATGTTCAGCGTGCAGGCCAGCGCCATCATCGTGGCCTGGGTCGCGCTGCCGATGGATCAGCAGGCGGCTCTGGCCGGCCTGGTGGGCATCCCGCCCGAGGCCGTGCCCGGCGTGCTGGCCGCGCTCGCCATCGTCGGCCGCATGGTCGATCAGCCGAAAGTGAGGGCCGAGTGATGGCCCGCACCATCGACAACTGGACCGAGCCGCAGATGCTGACCGAGCCGACCTGGCTGCTGGCCGCGCGCGCCGACATCGGGCTGCGCGAGCTGCCAGGCGCGCCGACGGCGCCGCGGATTCAGCGCATGCTGGCCGACCTCGGCGCCTGGTGGCGCGACGACGAGACGCCGTGGTGCGGCGTGGCCGTGGCGGCGTGGATGAAGGCGGCCGGCATCGCGCTGCCGCGGTTCTGGATGCGCGCGCGGGCCTGGGCAGACTGGGGCCAGGCGCTCGAGCGGCCGGCGCACGGGTGCGTGGTGGTGTTCGCGCGCCAGGGCGGCGGGCACGTCGGCCTGTGTGTGGGCGAGGACGCCGCCGGCAACCTGCTGATCCTCGGCGGCAACCAAGGCGACGCCGTGAACGTGCGGGCCTTCCCGCGCGCCCGGGTGCTGGCCTACCGCTGGCCTCCGGGGCGCGAGCTGCCGCGGTTCATGCAGCTGGCGCAGGGCTCGGCGGCTGCGACGACGGGCGAGGCGTGAAGACCCTCGCCGCCGCGGCGCTGCTGGCCGGCGCTGCGGGCTTCGGCGGTGCCTGGTGGCTGCAGGGCCTGCGCTGGGAAGCTGCCGACGGCCGGCGCGCGGCGGCCGATGCCGAGAGCCAGCGCCTGGCGCAGCGCGCGGCCGACGGCGCGGCGTCCCGCTTCGAGGCCGACCGTGCCCGCATCGCGGCCCAGCGCCGCACCGTCACCCGGGAGGTGGAGCGTGTCATCTCTGCCGACGCGGCTGCTGCCGCTGCTGTGTGCCTCAGTCCTGACGGCCTGCGCGTCCTCGCCGCGGCCGTTGCCGGCGACGATCCCGGCCAGCCTGCGCCAGCCGTGCCCGCCGCTTCCGCTGCCCGCTGACGGCACCGGGGCGGCCGTCCTGCGCACCATGGTCGAGTGGGCGGCCATGTACCGGGAGTGCGCGGGTAAAGTTCAGGCGTGGGCCGAAGCCCTGCCCGAGTAGGCATCCGTGTAGGCATCGGGCCATCAATCGCTCGGGAAGCCGCGCCATTGCTTGATGTGTGCCTTCCTCCCTCTCCGCCAGTTCTGGCCCACGCCGACCCACAGACCCCCACGTTCTAGGCCGGCTTCACCTAGGTGGCGGCCTAAGAATCGGGGCTCCAGGGCCACGGAAACCCACAGCGGCACACGCCGCACCACGGGGCCGGCGTAGGCACCGACGTAGGCACCTGGGCACCCGACGCCCTTCCGATGCCTACAGCCAAGCTCACCGATGCCCAGTGCCGCGCCGCCAAGCCGCGCGAGCGTGCCTACAAGCTGTTCGACGGTGCCGGGCTGGCGCTGGTGGTTCTGCCGTCCGGCGCGAAGTCGTGGCGCCTGTTCCACCGCGTCGAGGGCAAGCAGCGCACGACGACGCTGGGCCTGTACCCCGCCATCGGCGCGGCTGAGGCCCGCCGCAAGGCCGCCGAGGCGCGCGGCGCGGCCGAGCGCGGCGAGGACACCACGGCGCGCCGCGTGCAGCCCCAGGCCGGGCCGACCGTGCGGCAGGCCTGCGAGGACTACTGGGCCGGCCGCGGCGACACGACGCCGGGCTATCGCGCCAACGTGCTGCGCGCGCTGGAGCTGCACGTCTGGCCGAAGCTGGGCGCCGAGCCGGTGGCCACGCTCACCCGGGCGGCGGTGCTGCAGGTTCTGCTGACGCTGGACGCGAAGGGCCGCCACGAGTACGTGCGCAAGGTGCGCCTGTGGCTGGCCCTGCCGCTGGATCGGTGCGTCGAGCTCGAGCAGTGCCAGGCCAACGTCGTGCGCAGCATTGACCCCGAGCGCGCCTTCGGCCGCCGCGCCGTCGAGCACCATGCCGCGCTGCCGCTGGCCGAGATTCCGGCGCTGATGGAGCGGCTGTCGCTTGAGCGCGAACTGCAGAGCGTGCTGGCGCTGAAGCTGCTGGCGCTGACCTGGGTGCGAACCACCGAGCTGCGGATGATGCGCAAGGCCGAGGTGGAGGGCGAGGTCTGGCGCATCCCGGCCGCGAAGATGAAGCGCCGCCGCGAGCACTTGGTGCCGCTGTCGCGCCAGGCGCGCGAGCTGCTGGCCGTGGCCATCGCGCGCAGCGGCGGCAGCGACTACGTGTTCCCGGCAGAGCACCGGCCCGACAGGCCGATGAGCGAGAACGCGATCCTGTACCTGCTGGTCCGCATGGGCTACGCCGGGCGGATGACGGGCCACGGCTGGCGGACAGTGGCGAGCACCTGGGCGAACGAGGCCGGCTGGAATCCCGATGCGATCGAGCGGCAGCTGGCCCACGCGCCAGAGGACAAGGTGCGTGCGGCCTACAACGCCGCGGTCTACTGGCCCGAGCGGGTCAGGATGATGCAGGCGTGGGCTGACTGGCTGTTGCCTGCTCCGGCGGCTGCAGGTTGACGCCGGCCCTGGCCAGCGTGCCCGGGTGCCACCAGACCGAGGGCCCGCCGAGGTCAACGTCGGCCGGCGGCAGCTTGCCCTGCGCGCGCCAGCGGCGCACGGTCTCATCGCTGACGCCGAGCGCGCGGCGAAGGGCTGAGAGCTTCACGAGGGGCGGGGGGTTCTGGCTCACGATCAACCCCCCAGGCGCCACGCCCGCATCTCGCCCGCGATGCGCTGCCGCTCGATGAGCAGCCGGCGCAGGTTGAGCAGGCGGCGGGCCGCGCTGGCGGCGGTCAGGGCCTTGGCGCGGCTGCCGTGCACGCGGTCGCTGCAGAGCATGGTCAGCGGCTTGCGGCCGCCGCTGAGCTTCACGCGCGCCTGCCAGCCGTGCGTGCTGTCGCTGTCGATGCGGACGATGGTCATGCGCCGGCCTCGGGCTGCGGGGCGGGTGGAATCGCCAGCCACGCGAGCACGTCGCTGTCGAAGTTGTCATCCCAGCCTTCGCCGACTTCGACGGTCGGCCCGCCCATCCCTAGCGGGTCTTCGCGCTGAACGTCCCACTTGTCGATTTGCAGGAACGGCGGCTTGTCCTCGCTGTAGCGCACCAGCACGACGCACTCGGTTCCGACTGCGGGCACTCCGCCATCCGGGAAGCGCACCCACTGCGGCACCCGTGGCGCGGACGCGAGGGCGCGCAGGCGCTCAATCTCAGCGCCGTGCATGCGGCTTGCGGCCACAAACCCGGCGTTGTACGCGCGCTCGCGCTCCTCATCCGCCACCCCCTGCGCCGTCTGCTCTCCACGCTCGGCGGGCGCCGGCTGCTGGGGTGCGGCGGGGTGGGTGAACTGCCAGTCACGACTACGGCGCTCCCACTGGAACTGGCCGCCGCGCCCCTGCGGCTCCATGGGTTCGTACCACTTGCCGTCGGCGTCCTCGGTCAGCAGCACTGGCATGGGCTCGCCGTTGTTGCGGGTGGGGTTGGTCATCCACACCCAGCCCGGCCGGAAGTCGGCCACCGGCTCTGCCTGCGCTTCGCTGGCGGCAGCGCAAGCGGGCGGGAAGTGAAGCATCCCGCCTCTCATCACCTTCGACAGTGCGGCGCGAGCTTCATCGCCTGCCGCGTACAGTTCCTTGCGGACGTTCTCGGAGTGCTGAAGGCCCTTGAGGTGCGGCGTTTGCGTGAACGCGCTTCGCCCGAGGTGCCAGTCCACGGCCTTCTCGATACGGTACAGCGCCCGCGCAAGTTCTTTCGCCACGCTGGTGTCCACTCCCACCGGCTCGCCCTGCGATTCGCTGGCGGCCAGGGCGGCGCGGAGGGCGTCGGCAACCCGGCCGCCTTCGTCCACCTCGCTGTCGCAACGGTTGCAGCGGTGGCCGTGCTCGCTGGTGCAGTTCGTCAGCGCCTCCAGCGCCATGCGCGCCGCTTCGTGCAGGGTGGTCATGCTTGCTCCTTCAGGGCGGCGCGGGCGCGCTCCATTGCCTCATCGCTGAAGCAGCCTTCGTCCGGCGCGTCGAAGTAGTCCACAACTTCGCGCACAACGGCCCGCAGCGCATCCCGCTCGGCCTTGAGCCTGTCCACCTCGGCCAGCAGCTCGGGGGCAGCGTTGCAGGCTGCGATGATGTAGTCGTTCAGCGGCTTGCCCGAAGTGGCGTGCTGATGCCCGGCCGCCAGCGCCGCGCGCAGGGCTTCGATGGCGGCGGTCATCAGTGCACCTTCGCAGCCCGCGCGCCGCGCTTCGGCTTCACCCCCGCCGCCGCCAGGCTCTCGCGCATGCCGGCCTCGAGCTCGGCCTGCTCGCGCGCCCCGGCGTCGTCGGCGTGGCCGCTGCCGTCGTCGTCTTCGGGGTCAGGGTCGCCGCCGCGCGCCATGTCGTCGGCGAACGTGCCCAGACCGTCGTCACGGGGCCCGCCGTCCGCGTCGGTGTCGAGCAGGCTGCCTTGGTTCGCGTCGGCGCCCGGGTGGTCGCGCTTGAACGCATCGGTCGTGCCGTCGATGGCCGGCTCGACCTTCTCCGGCTTCAACAGCCGCAGCCAGATGCTCTGCCCGTTGTTCATGCCCAGCGCGCCGATCTTGTCGGCGTCCACGTCGCTGGTGCCCAGGCGCATGCGGAACTTGACGCTGCCGCCCTGCAGCGCGTCCAGCTCCAGCTTGTCGACCTTCACGCCCGCGAAGGCCATCGGGTTGGACTCGTCGATGTTGTCATCCACGAACAGCCGCCAGCCCTCGTGCGCCGTCGTCAGCCGCACCTTGTCGATGCTGTTGCAGCGCAGGATCGGCGTCGTCTGTTCCATCTCGGGCAGCTCGGGCTCGGCGTCGGGCTTCGCCTTGTAGAGGGCGTGGCGCAGGCCCGGGTCGATCAGATCGAGCAGCGTGTTCTCGGCCGTGAACTCGACGGTCAGCGACACGGCCGGCACGTCCTCGTCGCCGTGCTTCTCGATGCGGTTGGTGACGGAGGCGATGCGGGCCTCGGTGAAGTCGGTCAGTTCGAACATGGGTCGTGGGCTCCGGTGGTGAGGGGTTAGGTGGTCAGGAACTCGGCCCAGCGGTCGAGTAGTTCGGCGCGCTCCTGCAGGTAGCGGGCGCGGTTGTATGGGCGGTCCGAGCCGGTCAGCTTGTGCGCCAGCGCTGCCTCGATCACCTCCGGGCGGGCCACCTTGTTCTCGTTGGCCCAGGTGCTGAAGGTGGCGCGGCAAAGCCCGTGCACGGTCGTGCGATGGCGGGCGTGCATTCGGTCGAGGACGGCCAACATCGCCATGCTGGACTGCGGCTCGCCGTGATTCACGGGTGAGGCAAACAGGAAAGTGGCGTCCAGACCCTTCTGTTCCTGCAGGATCGCCATGGCGCGCGGCGACAGGTGAACGACGTGAGGGTCCGAGAAAGAGCGGCCGTTGTTCTTCATGCGTTCAGACGGCACGGTCCAAGTCGCGGAAGCTTCGTCCACCTCATTCCAGCGCGCGCCCAGCACTTCGCCTGTGCGGCTGGCCGTGAGCACTGCGAACTCCAGGGTTCGCGCTGCCGTGCCTTCCATGTTGCGCAGCCGGCGCATGAATTCCGGGGCCTCGCGGTACGGGAGCGCGCGCATGTGCTCGACCTTCTTCCGCGGAGCGCGGCGGCCGATGTGAGTGGCAAGCTGCGCCGCCACGTTGGACGCCACGCGCTCGCGCAGCACGGCCTCCGCGAACACCATGGAGAGCCTGCCTGCGATTCGCTTTTTCGTGGTCAGAAGGCCGGCCTCGCTCAAGCGGCGGGCGCGCTCGTGCGGCTGGATGGCCATGATCGCGTCCAGCAGCTGCCGCTCCGTGACTTCAGCAATCGGCGTCGCCCAAAGCGCTGGCGGCATGTGGTTCTCCAAGCTCTTGATCCACTGCGCCGCGTGCTTGTCGGATCGAGTGGGTTCGATCACCCGCTCGTGGAAGTCCCGCGCGCACCGCGCCAGCGTCCAGTGCTTGCGCTCACGCTCGGCCTTCTTCGATGCCGCCTCGACCTCTTTCGCGGCCTGAAGCGTCACGCGGCGGACCTCATCGCGGTGTTCGATGGGATCGGCGCCCAGCGCCAGAAGTCGGGTTGCCTCCGCGGCCATCGCCCGCGCTGCCTGCAGGCTTTCGGAGTCCGGCTGGCTCGCGGCGTCAATGCGCGCACGACCCATGCCCATCTCGCGCCGCCGCCCGCTGGGCGCCGTGAACCGGAACACCCACGAGGCGTGCGGCGGGCGAACGCGCAACAGCAGGCGCTCACCGTAGCGAACGTCTCGCGGCTGGCTCATGCCGCCCTCTCAGCCGGCGTGCCGATGGTTCTGGCGAAGCCCATGCACTCGGCCATGAGCTGGTCGCGCGTCACGCCGCGCTGCTGCAACAGCAGGCACTGCAACGCGCCGGCCATGAAGTCCCGCTTGCCCTGGATCAGCGGCGTAGCACGCGGGTCGATCGGCGCGTCGGCCTGGGCTTCGGCCCAGGTTTCGGCGAGGGTGGTGGGGGTGGTGCTCATGCGATTTCCAAGCGCGCCGTGTCGTCGCCCAGCTTCGCCCCCGGCACTTCCCGCCCGGCCTTGATGGCGGCAGCGATGCGCGTCTTCGACGGCTTCGGCGCGGGCGGCGGCGGCTGGTCCATGAACTCGGCCGGCAACTGCGCTTCGTCGAGGATCACCACGCTGGCCGCCTTGCCCTTGATGGCGAGCGACAGCATCGGGTGATCCACGCGCTTGATGCCGGCGCGGTGCAGGTTGTCGAGCAGGTAGGCGCGCAGCTTGTCGGCGCGGGCCTCGGCTGCTTTGCGCCGCTTGGCGATGCTGGCCTCGGCTTCCTTCATGGCCGCAGCCGCGGCCTCGATGTTGCGCACCACCATCGCCGTGGCCGTGGCTTTGGCCTCCAGCTCTCCGGCCTCGGCTTCGAGCGTGTCGGTGATGGTCTGCTCGTCGAGGTCCAAGTCGGTAAGGCGCTCGGCCAAGGCGCGGTGCTGCTCGGCCAGAATGAACAGGGCGGTCATGCAAACTCCGTCATGTCGAGGCCCAGGTCAGTCGCGGCATACGCTTCGATCTGGGCCATGTAGTCGTTGAAGGCGCCCACGTCGAGCGTGGTCGTGCTGATTCCTACGGTGCTGCCGTCCGGCAAGTCCTCGCAGCCGATGAACTTGCGGCGGAAGTGTTCGTGCCATGCGTCGTCGCTGAACTGGCGACCGGCGACGAAGGCGTTCTCGCTGATGAACCGCAGCAGAGCCCAATAGCGCCGGTTCGCCTGGCTGCTGCGCTTGGCTTTGTGCTCCTGCACTTCCACCGCCAGCGGCCTGCCTTGTTGGGCCAGCGCGGCTGCATTGGCCTTCAGGAAGGCGTGCAGCGCGCGAGCCTGCTCAGGGCCGCGGATGATGAAAGTGCGGGCAAGGCTCATGGGTCAGAAGGGGATGTCGTCGTCATCGGCCACGCCAGCGGCGGGCGCCGTGCGCTGGGTCTGCGGCCGGCCCTTGCGGTTGTCCCGCACCGGCTTGGCGGCCAGGGCGGCCACCATCTGCGGCAGGCGCTCCGGGTTGGTCTTGCTGTCCAGAATCTCGCTGGCCGTCAACTCGGTGTCGGGCGAGAACACGCCGAACACCGTCATGCGCTCGGTGTCCTTGCCGGTGTTGCTGGTGCCGAGTTCCTTCTGCAGCAGCAGGCCGATGCGCTTACCCATCAGCTCGGGATAGCCCGGCACCTCGACCTTGATCCGGGCGCCGACTTCGCGGTCCCACTTCTCGCACTTGATGGTCCCCTGCTTGGCGCCGCGCAGCTTGAGACACACCAGCAACGCGTTGACGGTCTTCGCGCCCATCAGCGCCTCGCCGTCGCCCTTTTGCGTGTAGATGTCCAGGTAGTCGGCCGACTGGCCGTTGTCAGTGCGGAACGACAGGCCGAGGCCCAGCGTGCCACGCTCGGACTTCAGGGCCTCGGCCCGCGTGATGGTGCCGATGTACTTGCCGGCCTCGTTGATGCTGCTGGCGATGCTGTCGGCGGCTTTCGCCTGCTTGGTGTCAAGGGTCAGGTCCATAGGTCAGTAGCTCCTTCAAGCCGCGCTGGCGGCGATTTCGTAGTACTCGCACACAGCCGAGTCCACGGCGGCGAGGTCGTTGGGGATGAACCGATCGGCGAACATGCCCATCGGGGACTTGGTGGTGTCGTTGCCGTCGTTCTGCGTGGAGAACGTGTACTGGCCGTCGCGCACAGCGGTGCGCAGCACGATCGTGAACAGCCCTTCAAGGGTGATCTTCTCGTCGAGCATGCGGCCGATGGTCTTGATCTTCGTGCGGCCGGTGTCGTCAGTAGCGGTGTGCGAGAGGATGTAGACGCGGCGATGAGGCGCGAGCTGCGTGGCCGCGGTCATGACGTTCCAGGCGCTCTTGCCGATGTCGGTGAACTTCTGGAAGCCCGTCTCGCCCGTGCGGCGCATGTACTCATTCGCCATCACGTACTGGAAGTCGTCGATCACCACGATGTCGTGGGGCGAGCTGCGCAGCGCCTTCTCCATCACGGCAGCGTCGTCGGTCTGGATGACGTTGCCCGAGTCCTTGAGCGTGGCGCGCACCTTCCAGCCCTTGGCCTTGAACGGCAGAGGCTTGGCGATGGACTGGATCAGCAGGGTCTTGGACGGATCGAGGTTGCGCAGGCTGGTGCTCTTGCCAGTGCCGCTTTCGCCGAGGATCAGGACAGCAGTGCTCATGGAATCTCCGTAGGTCGTGAGACAGCGCGTTGACGGCCGCGCTGCGTTGCCGGTCAGTTGAAGCGGCCAGCGCCGGCCGCCTGCTCTTGTGCATAGCGGCGGGCGATGTCGCGGGTGAGCGCGGCCAGTTGGATGCGGCACACGCGCTGCTGGCGCAACATGCTGGGCATGGGCAGCGGCAGCGGGGCCAGCGCGGCGCGGAGGTGCACCGGGTAGCGGTTGACGGTCTCAGGCGCGTTCACTGCCCACCCCA